GGGGTGGTGGAAGTGTTAGCGAACTAGATTATGCAATTGGATACCTAGACGCAATAACTAACGCTTGGAACGAAGAGTCTGGAATGACCGAAAACGACAACCAAGAATACGAAACTAAGGAGATAAGCAAATGAGAGTAATGCTAATCGAGTCAAAAGTTGATGGGCTAATTGACGAACGCTACAAGGATACAGTTATGAATAATGCCGACAATTTAGTTCATTGGGATACTTTAGAAATTTCAGAAGATGACTATCGGCGATACGAAGATTTGCGGATAGAGCTATACGAACTAACACAGGAGTTGACAAATAACAAATAGTATGCTACAGTAAATGTATTGGTGGTTCTGATGAAAGGAGAATACAAAATGCTAAACATAGAACAGATTGAGGAATGGATAAGCAACGCTATCCTAGAAGATGTGATTGAGAGTAACAACAGTATTGACACAACGAGACTTGCGGCTTACATAGATTTGATGTATAATGTGGACGCGGTGTTACTTGGGCTAGAGATTGACAACCTTATCCGCGAGGAGGAGGAAGCTTATGTGGGCGAGTATGAGAGCGAAGCAGACTTTGCTGAGCAAATGTCTCACGAGCTTGGCATTATAATGTCAGATGATGTTGTGACTTGGCTTGAGATAGATTGGGATGGCACTTACAATAAGACATTCCAATGGGACTACAATAATGACGGCAAATACTATTGGAGGAATGTCTAATGAACGAAGGCGAGAACAAGAGGATAGCGTCATACCTAAGAGACTACGGACATTACCTAGTGACAAAGGGCGAGAAGGAATACAGCGCGGTGGTTAGGCTTATGATTCATGGAGCGGTTGCCGACATTGAAGCACTAGCCAAGAAGCTGGACGGCAACTAATGGAGTATTGCACCAGTTGTGAAGAGGATGTTCCGGCTTCAGAAGCACAAGAGATTTATGACCCGATAGCCAGAGAAGTTCTCGGCTATCATTGTGAGAGTTGTGACGAACACGCGGGCGAACAAGCACAGGAGGATTTGCATGGCTAAGACAAAGTTGTATGACATTGAGATTTGTGTCGAGGATGGAGTGTTCAAGATTATCCCCTACAAGCTACAGATAGCTTACGATAACCAAGTGCCGTTCTTTAGCACCGATACATCCGAAGCTGGACAAGCCAAAGTCTTTCAGTGCAAGCTGACCGACAAGCGCAACAGAGACTTGATTGCCTATGTGCTGGACTTGGAAGAGTGGAATGAGACGCGAACCTACTGGGATGGCTTCTCAGAGTGGCAGACAACAGAATACTTGACAGTTGGTGATGTTCCTGCTAGGATAAGCAAGTGGGCAGACAGCTTACCAGAATACAAACTAGAATTGAGGAGCTTTGCATGACAACCATCATAAGCATAACCGAAGATGAATGGATAGACCAGTATAATCCCTCGGATGAAATGCTTGAGACTTACGGCGAAGAGTATGAGAAGGTGCTAAAAACTGATGTTAGCTTTATCTGGACTTTGCTTGACACTGATGGTGAAGCAAGTATAGTTAGCGGATTCTCCTATGTGAACCGCATCGGCTATTACATTACAGAGTTCTCACACGACACGCAAGACATGATTATAGTAGATTTGTCATGAGTTACATCGGGTCGGGCTATCTCTCATACACAACGGCGCTGAACATTACTTGCGTCCGTTGTGGGGTGGAGTTCATGAAGGATTGCTTCGTGGATGACATGGGAGATGTTGAGGAACAGATTACTTGCCCTAAGCCTAGGTGCAAGACAGGATTCACTTTTAGGACGGAGTTATAAGAATGGCTAGAGCAGTGCAAGATGATTCAAATAGACTTGGTGCTATCACAGTGGCAAGAACTACATACCAGGAAGCAGTAGTTGTTGCCAAGCAAAAGCTTGCTGACTACGTAATCAAAGAGACCGAAGAGTATTACCTATCGCTGATTGAAGCGATACGCCTAGCGGTTATTGACGGGCTATCTGCCAGACAGATAGGTATGGCATACGGCAGTAGTGACCCGCATACTATCAAGCGCCTTATAGACGCGGCTGGGGTTGATACTAAGGATGTTCAGAAGTCATCATCATGGAAGACAACTTGGGATGGCGATAAGACGTTCGCCTTACGGGTTGTTGCCTTTGGTGCTGACCGACAGACCGGCGAAGCAACCTTTGTTGTGGATGATGACGGCGAGAACATAACCGCAACACATGGTGATTTCTGGTTGCAGTCGCTTGTATACAAGGAAGATGGATTGGTTGAGAGGATACTGAAGCATGAGAGATGACCGATACTTCGAACTACACGAGACCGCTCAAGAGCTGACCGAGTATTACTCAGAGCAAGTAGGCAGTCTGATTCAGTTTGGATTAGACAACAGCGAGGAGCTATGGGTCGAGACTACTAGGAGCGGTAAAGAATACTTCGAGCTATTCTCTACGGCAGAAGAGCGCATCAAGTTACTCTATCCAAGTGTGTTCATGGATGATGACTATGGTGACCCGCTTGCAGGATTCTAACCATCCCTAAGAAGAGGGAGGTGCATCAACAGCCACCGAAGCAGTTTACTGTGATGGCTTGGTGCACCATGAATGACCATGCCAATTGCTACAGGATTGCATCAACAGTAGAATGCAACTGTGTATGCCACGAAGGGAGCACAAGATGACCAAGACCTTTGTGTAGTAACAGTTACACTTTTTACAGAAAAGCTGAAATTGTATCACACTGTGTGATACATAAACAGCAGGAGAGGAGTTCAATGAGACCGAAACTATCGAAGCTAACTCCTGACCCTAAGCAAGAGGTTGCTATCGCCAAGATGATTGCTGAGCCTAGTAAGTCTGCGCTGAATGCCAGCCTTATGGGAACAGGCAAAACTCTCATGGCCACCGAGGTCGCGATTAGGATGGAAGCCAAGACTGTGCTGATAGTTGCACCGCTGAATACATTCTGGGGCTGGCACGATACCATACAAAGGCAGACAGAGTATAGCGGTGTAGGATTGCTCAAGATAGATTCGGGCAAGACGGGCAAGCAAGCTATGTTAGACCTAGCAAGCGGAGCCGAAGGCTGGTATTTTATCGGGCGTGAATACTTTAGGACTAAGGACTGGGCTAAGATTGTGCCAGACATAGCACTGATTGATGAATGCCACTTTATGCAGAACAGAGCTAGCAAGGGCTTCAAGGTAGCAAAGACTCTCAAGGCTAACTACAAGATGTCCATGTCAGGCACTCCGTTTGGCAACAGGTTCGAGGGCTTCTGGGCAGTCACCAGATTCCTATGGCCTGATGACAAGATAGTGCCACGCTCATTCTGGAAGTGGGTAGAGCGCTGGGCAGTCACCGCTTACAATCCCTTTTCCGGTGTGGAGATTTCAGGTGAAAAAATTTCTGGCGCTTTTGCCAATACCCTGCCTTGTTATGTCAGACTAGAACCAGACTACAACATTGACATGGTGGCAGAGATTAGGTATGTTGACCTGATGCCTAGCCAGCGAGCTATCTATAAGAAGTTTCAGAAAGATTTAGTGGTTTTCTTGCAAGATAATCCCTTGGTTGCCGAGGTTCCTGTCGCGGCCAGGATTAGACTACGCCAGATGACATTAGCAGTGCCAAGCATAGATGAGAACGATTCAGTTTACTTTGCTCATGATGCAGTGTCTACTAAGTATAAAGCTCTTCTTGAGATTATAGAAGACAACGGCGAAGAGAAGATGCTCATCTTGACAGATAGCCAAAAGTATGCTAAGATAGTAGCAGAGAGACTGAACATCAAGTTCGGAGAGGGAATGGCATTCGAGTGGAGTGGCAAGGCAAGTCAGGGCCAGCGCGAAGTAGCCAAGCAAGAGTTCATGAAGGGCAACCTACGATACATAGTTGCAGTGATTCCCGCTATCGCTGAAGGCGTAGACGGATTGCAGAACGCTTGCCGTACAGTTGTGTGGCTATCTCACAGCGACAGTAACATTCTCAACCAGCAGGTGCTTGACCGCGTTAGGAGACGTGGCCAGCAACGGACTGTTCAAGTGTACGACATCGTAGCACGAGACACTTATGATGAAGGCCAGCTTGACACCTTGCTACAACGAGAGCTTGACCTACGGGCAAGCCTAAAGGAGGATAAATGATTTACGATTTCTGGGATTACTTTTTTGGGGCAGTGATTCTTTTGTGTTTTGCAATACCTGTTCTATGGGCCATCCTTGTGCAAGTAGCAGTGTTCCTTGTAGCTATGTTTGGCAGTGCACTGGGCCTTGGCAACCCTCCCGATAGGAGCCTAACAGTCAAGCTACAGCCGCACGACATGGATGAGGATTACTAAATGGCAGAATACGTATGGGAAGAAGCAGACAGCACCAACCCTTGGGGCCGGAAGCGAGCGAAGGGAACGCACTGTTCTAAGGGCCATGAGTTTACAGAAGAGAACACATTCATCAGGCCCTACGATAAGACAAGGGTGTGCCGAGAGTGTAGGAGACAGTACGCCAGGAAGAAGTACCAAGAGAACAAGAAGGCTGGCAAGACAAAGCAGAAGCTAATACAAGAGCCGATGCTTGAGATACCTGAGACAGCACTACTTGACAAGAAGTCAGAACTCCTGTATAATGATTTACAGAAGAAGCTAAGAACTACCGAGGTGCCATGCCGTAGTGACATGGATACCTTTGACAACCCCGAACAGGTTAGCGATGCTAGTGCAGAGCTGGCTTGCCACGGGTGTCCGTTACTAAAAGAATGTTACGACTTTGCAGTGGCCAGTGAACAGCAGTACGGTATCTGGGGCGGCATCAACTTTACGCATGGGAGGTACAAGAATGGCACTGAGTGGTTTGAAGGTGAAGACATTAGCACTTGGTTTATTGAACAATGAAACTGACAGAGACAGGCAGCGGAAGGTCGGAGCATCACAAATCTCCAACCCATGCACTAGGTGTCTGGCTAGCGATTTGTCTGGCGTCAAGCAGGGGCCAAGCAAGTACTGGCTAGGTGGCAAGATAGGAACAGCGGTACACAAGGTTATCGAAGACGAGATACCTAACTCTAAAGAGGAGGAGCTACAAGATGCATTAGTAGAGCAGAAGATAACACTTGGAGAGTTAGATGGTTATGGAACGATTAGTTCCAAGCCGGACCTAACACTTCCGGGTAGTGGCCACCTTGTGGATTGGAAGACAACCACAAGGCCGAAGTCCAAGAAGATACAGAAGTGGATTGACGGCGAGAGCAAGGATGCAGGTGTGACCTACACCATGCAAAAGTACATCGGGCAGAGCCAGTTGTATGCTTGGGGCGTCAACCAAACAGGAGAGAACATTGATGGAATTTCATTGGTGTTCATCAACAGAGACGGCACAAACGAGAATGATGTGCTAGAATACACCTATGAGTATGACGAAAATATTGCATTAGCATTATGGAATAGATTGGTTGCACTCTGGGTTGAGCTCCAAGACGGAGCACATCCCGATAACTACCCAAGCCATCCTGAGTGTTACACCTGCTCAGTAAATGGTCTGGTATAATTTATAACTTACAAGGAGGCATTAATAATGGGCGCTACAGATTTTCCAGAACTATCCTTTGCTAAGCACGTTCATAAAGCAGAGGCACTAAACGCACCGAAGACAATACTAATCTATGGAGACGCTGGCCGTGGTAAGACGTGGCTTGCAGCTTCGGCAGCACAGATTCCTGAGTTGACACCGGTGCTACTGATTGATGTTGAGGGCGGAGCTTCGGCTATTGCCCGCGACTTCAAAGACGTGGACGTCATAGCAGTTGACACACACGAGAAGCTTGACAAGGTTATGGATGACCTCATGAACGTCAAGCACAAGTACAAGACGGTAATCATTGACACACTTGGTGTGGCTATGGACCGGGCAGAGAAGGTCTTTGGTGAACGACCAGAGAACAAGGGCAACAAGTTTGGCAAGTGGGGG